AGATTTACAGCAAAACCTGCATCATCCTTAGGTTTAAAGATAACAGCACCACTTGGTCTTGCACCATTATTAAGTAAGTTTACATTGTGCTTACTAGCCATATTAAACTGGTCTATCTCAATAGCGGCAGCACTCATAGGACTTAAACCATAATAATCATCTAATGGATTCCATAATTTGACGTGCTTAACTTCACTAAAACCATTGTCTTGATCAACTTCATATACTTTTTGTATTTTTCCATTGATAACATATTCGTATTTATCAGGTATAGCGTTACCACTACCTTTAATATTAATACGATCAGGTCTTAACTGATGTAGTTCTTTAGGCGTACCTGTAAGCCCACCTACTTTAAGTATGTATGCATTACCACTAAGAAGAACATAACCAAATAAACTATTAAAAAACTCTGAGTAGGACTGTAAAGGGTTAGGTCTGTTAAGAAGGTCAATAAGTGGGTGTTGTTCAATTATCTGATCTCCTGCTTTAATTACGAAGGGTACAGCACTTGCACCTTTAGATATTTCATTAACACAACGATATACAATTGCGTTTTTTAAATATCCCTCTTTAGCTAAATCTTCATATTTGTAATTTTTAGGTTGATCAGTACCAACCCCAAAATAACCCATCATATTAGATTGTTTGACTTCTTGTTTTTGAATATTAAAAAGTCGTTGAAAAAATGTTTGTTGTGCCATTAGCTTATTCTCCAGTTTACTTGTCCTTTAGACTTGCTAAGTTCGGTTAATCCCCATACTAAAGCATCTAATCTATCAGGTGAACTATTTGTATCTCCTGTATAACTGCACATTTGCGATTCTAACTCCGAGAATACACCAACATGGTGAACTCTCTCTTGTTCATATAAAGCTGAGATTGGTTCTGCTCTTAGTATTTTACCCCTAGTCGCCCTAACACTTCTATAAGATATTTGATTATCTATGTTCCGTATAAGCCTTTCTACCAAATCTCCACCGTTATTAACTTCAGCTACTATCCTATCAGCTTCCCATTCATAGAAAGCATTAACAGCTATTCTACCCCATTTTTCAGGTGGATGTCTTCCTGATAAGTCCTCTAAGACATAATAATGATTATTATAATCTTTACCTACTACTACTATACCCGTTTCATCTGAATTTGCATTAGCTGTAACAGCAGGGTCAACAGCAACAATAATTTGTGATAAATCTCTATTTTTATTTATTCTAGCCTTCTCAATTAACTCAGGTTTCCACAAAGCTCCCTCAAATGCTTCTATGATCTCTGCATAGAGTTCTTGTCTACCTAAGTTAGTACCTTCATATCTTTCTTTTAACATCTTTAAAGCAGACTCAGCTAAGTTTGCTTCATTCTCAAAAGTAGAACCAGTAGTCACATGACAGTCTTCTCTTGATACTAAATCTTTAATTAATTTATTAGGTTTAGGTGTTGTTGTAATTACACATTGAGGATTATCGCCAAGCCTTAAGCCAAACATTAACTGGTCAAAGGCTTCAGGATATCTCCAAGAAGCTACTTCATCACACCATGCTCTATGATATTGTGGTCCTCTTAATCTATCGGGTTCTTGTGCTGCATATCCTGTAATCTTAGAACCATTCCATAATCTTATTTCTGATACTGTTGATGAATAACCACTTTGTTCTTTTGATTGTAAAAAGCATTCTTTGGGAATAACACTTAGTAGTCCTGAATTGCCACCGAAACATACACGTCTTAAATCTCCATGTGTTGGAGCAACGACAGCACAATTTACATTAGGGTTTCGCATGGCATATAAAGCAATGTCCTCTGCACCAGTTCTTGTCTTACCCCATCCACGACCTGCAAGTATTAACCATATTAGAAAATCTTCTTCAGGTGCTAACTGTTTCTTACGAGCAGTCTCAAGCCATTCAGTGTAATGAGTCGCTGTCGCTGTTAAGGCGTTCTGTTTTAACAGTGTCAAGTAATTCCATAATTGACTTGAAGGCATCTGCTTCTTTGAGTGTTGAGTGGACATTAATATTCTCGGTTATTTCTCCCATTGAAATCTTTCCTAACTTCTGTGCTGCAAGTGCTGCATTTGTAATTGCTAGAAATTGACTAGGTGGGAATGGTTTAGCACCTTGCTTCATGGCTTCTTGATTTAGTTTTAGGTAATAACTAATTTGGTCAATTAATTCATTTGCTTTACTCAAAAGCATATCATCAAATTTAACAGAATTTTTTGCTATTTGTTTTTGCCTTTCTTCATTTATCTTTGCTTGTAACTCTATATTGTATTGTTCTCTAAGTGCTTTCCAACCTTCTGATTGTGCTGCTCTGTAGAGAGTAGCAGATGCTACATTATATTTTTTGATTAAATCTTCTATGGAATAATGCTGTCTCTCACCAGTATCTGACTCTATACCCTGCACAAACTCTGTCCTCAAGATTGTTTTGAGTTCTTCAGTAAGTTTAGTCTTTGTTGATTTTTTGGTCATTATATATCGGATATTATCATAAAATAATCCATTTCGTAAACTTCTATACAAATTGTATTATAATTTATCTATCATGAATTACGACTTATCAGATACTAAGACAATTGAAAAAGCAGAAATTTACAAGACAACCTTTACAGTAGAAGGAAGGAAATTTATATACATAGGCTTAGACACTAAATGTAATCGCGAGTATTTTGGTTCTTCTCTCATCATCTATCACTACAAAAGAATTTATGGAAAGTCTATATTTAAGAAAGAAGTCTTAGAAAGTTTTACACAAATTAGTTATGTGAATCTATGTAACATAGAGCAACAATATATTAAGCAGTACAAGAAAGATCAAAAGAAAAATAAATATTTGTCAGTGAATTACACAGGAGAAAATAAAGCAAATGCTACTTCTTGGCTGTGGTATGAATTCTAAATTCTACTCTAAGCAATAAATTAGGTATTCCAATTTGGTTTAAGATGTGTTATAATGTAATTAGAACAAAGTTTTTTTAATAAAATGAAAAAGGAGAATCAAATGAAAAAAAGATACAAAATGCCTTCTTTACATAAGGAAGCAAAAAAGAATAGAGACATTGTTAGATTTTATAATGACACTCAAAGGGCTAATAGATTATCTCATGGCTATCATCATTTCCAAGTTGGTCAAATAGGTTGGAAGTGGGTAAAGATTAGACCTGCTGTTCTTAGCACTTATAGAAAAAATCATTGGACGAAAATCAAAAGGTCTACTTGGGATAAAATTCAGACATGCAAAACCTTCAGAGTATTGGAGGTAGCATGAGGGATAAACAAAGACAAAAAGTCTATGACTGGGAAGATTCTCAGTCATGGATGGTTAAGAAAAGTTATCTCACACAAGATCAATGTCATGAGGTAATTAAAAGATTAAATAAAATCTTTAAACGTAGAATAAAACTTAGATTTAAAAATGGTCATGGTAAATGTTTTGCCAATCGCTATGAGATTGTTATAAGAAATAAATGGGGTAGGTCTTATGGAGTCTTGCTACATGAATATGCTCATCATCTTAGTGCTGATTTACATGGTCGTAAATTTGTTTCAGAGTATTGTATGCTTTTACATTACTTACATCCTGATCAACCATCTATAAAAGATTTGGTTGCAAGTATGAATAAAGCTAATGTTGAGTTTTATGATTTTGAAAGAACCACTTGTAATAAAAGATTAAGTAGAAGACTAAAACCATTTCATTCTGTATGCACTACTCCTATACCTGAATCTAAAAGATACATTAAGAAAAGAACTTCACCTAAACAAAGGGTACAAAAACTTTTAGAGAAATGGGATGATCATTATCATATTTCTGATTACGAGTATTATGGGTTTAGCAAGTTCGTAAACATAAATAATATTGAGCATGGTGTTGAACTTGAATCTTGGAAAAAAGTAGAAGAATGTCTGCTTGAAGCTATTGAGCAAAAGCTACATGAACATGAAGATTATCAATATGTGGAAATACAACCATTACGAATTCAGAAGGTTAAAAGAAATGATTCTTAATCCAATTTGTATTGACTTAGATTTTGATTAAGGATATCTTGTTAAACCAAAATAAAAAACAACGAGGGAAAAAGTTATGTCTATAGAATGTCTGAACAAAGCACTGAAGATTCAATTTGAAGGTCAAACACCAACTAAGAGATTAATACTAATCTTACTAGCTAACTACTGTGATGATCAGAATAGTTGCTATCCAAGTTATACGCATATCGCAAAGTTGGCAGGTCTAAAAGACCCAAAACATATTGCAAAGATTGTTAAAGAGTTTGAGTCTTTAGGTCTTCTAAAGATTCAAAGAAGATATAAAGATGATGGTGGTAATACATCAAATAGGTATTTCCTGACCCTTAGGTCTACAGACACCCCCCCTATGGGTCTAGAGACCCCCACCCCCCCTAGTCCTGATACCCCTACCCTACTGGTCTCCACACCCCCCAATACTAAAGAAGACACAAAAGATAATACTAAAGATAATACTAAATCTTATGATTGTGATTTTAAAAGCTTTTGGTCTTTATATCCAAGAAAGGACAATAAGGCTAAAGCAGAAGAATCTTATAAAGCTATATTGAAGAAGTTTAGTCATGAGCAGATGATAACTTATCTAAAAAGTTATAATAATGATATAGAGTTTCAAAAGAAAGATAAAAAGTTCATTCCCTTCTGCACCACTTGGTTAAATCAAAAACGCTTCTTAGATTACGAAGATTATGTTATGCAAGAGATAACCACTGAAACTAAAAAAACAATTGATGGAAATTGGTTTGATGATCTAGAGGTTGGTTAGATTAAAGATAGAAGTCATTAGGCTCTACTTCACCCTTTGTATATTCGTGTATTGCAACCATTTCTGCTTTTCTTGGAATTCTATATTCA